TTTTTTTTTTTTTTTTTTTTTGAATAATAAAAAGTTACGATTTTTGTGAAAACAAAATAATTTTGAAAGATCTATTGCGTAAATAAATTCATTCTGCGACTACTCGCGATGGTGATGCGAGCTTCAAGGAAAGAATGTTTGAAAACCTTGAAATTGTAGCCAGACTGTCATTACTATAAGTATGATTTCACAAGGATATTCCGTGCTGTTCAAACCAGTGCCGCCGCGCCTTCTCCAAGGTGAAGAATTTGCGGTTTACCTGGTCCATCCCGTCTATTCCGTATTCTGTAGCTTTCTCGATTGCACGCGATACTTGCTTCGTAATAGAATCGTAAAATTCCTTATTTACCTGTGTAATTTCTCCTCTAAATGACTCAAGGACTTGACTCAGCGCTTCCGCTTCATTGTCGCATTCCCTGACCCACATCACCATCTCGGTTAGGACCACATCTTCGAGTGGGGCTAGAATATAGCCGTTCTGTGTTTCCACGAATGATCTTTTAAGATATGATATTTCCGAAATGTTCTGAAAGTCAAACTCAACACCTTTCCTCTTGCGAGAATCAGTGTATTTCATCCCGAAGGACTCGAGAATAACTTTCAATGATTGAAAATTGAATTTTTGGGCCGCCTTTGACACGCTCACGATGTGATCGTCCCCATAGACAGCGAGTTCCAAATGATCTCGATATTTCAGCTTTGGTTCCAATGCCTTGAAACACGATACTAAAAGTATCCAGTTCATTAAGCTATTAAGTTCGGTTGTAATAGCGCAACCTGAGGGCATTCCCTTCCGTTTTTGAAAAATAGAATAGCCTACTAGTAACTGAGTATCGATTAAAACCTCTCCGATATTCTGTCGTATTGTTTGATTCTCATCCGAATCGTTGTACCATTGATTTATCACCTCTATGGCTGCCTCCATCATAGAACGGGTAACAGACCCATCCCATCCGGAGTAGTCCCCAGCAATTATCCGGTTCTTTCCTCTCTTCACCAATCTTCGGTAAAGATGTGTCCACTCCTCGCTTGTAGGATTAATCCCGATGGAAATGGGATGATCCACACGATTGTGCTGCATGGCGCCACACCATGCCCCGAAATACTTCCTGGTCAAAAGGTTGAAATCGACCGGTAAACAATCGAATGTCCGTGTCTTGCCGATTTTGATCTTCTCAACTGACACTCTTTCCTGTTTAAGATTCTCATAAGCAACGATCTCTTCGACCGCATTCCCTATGAGCAGGGAGTTCTCGAGAGCCACCAACTGATGGGTTAGATATCCTCCTGGACATCGTATTTCATCGCCGGTGAATCCGAGCTCCAATAGTTTGTTTCGTAACGGTGGTGCGATAGACGTCTTTAAAGCACCGGTCTTGATTGTAAAACTATCGGGCTCACCTGGGTTCTCATGCCTGTCAAACAAAAACTCTTTTCCTTTCTCTCCGAATGGTCTGAGATACTTATATGGTAATCCTGGTGATGTCTCCATATTCATTCTAGATACTAGCAAGTCTGATGTTCCGTTGATCATTTCATAATCCGTCAAAAGTCGTCGCTCCCGACTAGGGTTCGACAATTCATCGATATGCATGCTGACATCGTCTGCGGCATCCATTAGGAAACCGTAAGGTATATCAGACGCGGAATCAAATTTCATGATTCCCCGTTGCATAGGTGTGACTTTTATGTCCGGGTCTACACGATTATCGTGCAGACTCATAGCGGCTGGTCCAGTTTTGGGTTCTGGCATCCATCCTGCTATGGGCGACGGAATTATGTCGGTTTTCACGGGAATCCTCATGGCTAGCTGCTTATGTACGTTTCCTATGAACTTGATATCTCCGGGTTCGAAAATCGGAAGTGGTTCATCCTCTTGCTTGATATAGGTGGTCACATCAAGCTGAGCTGAGCATTGATAATCTCCTGTATGGTGTTTTAGGATATCATCGAACATTTCTCTGCAGAAAGGTTCGCTCCAGCTGGAAGACTTTCCTCCGCCGACTAGGATTCCAATAACCTTTTCGACCCCGTTCCTCACTGCCATATGTGGACTTCCACTATCTCCTTTTACAGAGCACGAGTCGAAAGCATAGTACCGAATGATTTGAGTTTCGGCGTCGTTTGATCTTGTGTAAACGACAGGTGACCCGTCATCGTAATCAAAGAGGTTACTCCTACAGTTCGTCCTTATCTCTCTTATCTTTCCAAATCTCTTCGAGATCAGAAAACTCTTCGTACAAGACATGGAGCTAAACATCTCATTTTCGGTTTGAAAATGACTTCGTATATCTCTGAATGGTGGTATATGTTTCGGTAATTCGATCAAGCACATGTCGTACTCGACTTTATCCCTGAATTTCGCATCTCCAAGTTGTTCGTTCCTGTAACCTTCGTTAGTGAAAAAGATTTTCTTCACCTTGGTCACGTCGAAAACAAAATCAACTTCCTTAACTTCCTTAAAATTTCTTACCATAGTGCATAAAGCTGGTATTTTGTTGAAAAGATGTTGTGGTACTAATAACCAGCGATCGAATAAACCTACAGCATTACCTGAGAAATCGTAAGAACGATCGCTCAGGTACGTTCCGAGTGTTACGATATTGTTCTCGATGATCGAGTTGATGCCGTCTGCTCCATGTTTTTCTCCTGCATTGATTTCGCTCCTGATTCTCACGTGCCTGTTCCTGCTTTTGTGTTGTGTCTTATGGTCCCCTGAGACCGACCTTTGTTCTCCTGTAAAGATCGATCTAATCCTGTCATGTTGGGCCTCCGGAGGGAGGTCCGAATCAAGGATGTCTCTCACTTCCTGGACCTCTCTCGTCTCCGTCGTTTCTCTCCGCCTCTCGTTACTCTTCCGTATTGCCAATAGCCCGATTGCTGCTCCAGCTAATGTTGCTATGGCCAGAAGAATAGTCGCTGTCTTGTAATCCATAGATTTGACATACTCGGTGTTAGTAGCCATATCGTTAGCGACAATGAGAGC